CTACTTTAAAAGCAGCACTAAACATATATGCCCAAGTTGCTGGAACCTTTTCCTTTATTACTTTTCCTGCTGATTTTCTTGTTCTTTCAATTACACCTAATGGTTTATCTCCTAAATGAACAATTCCGTCATCCCCAATATTAATTCCTTTTGGCCCTTCTTTTGTTGTGCCACGCATTTTATGTTTAAGTTTGTTAATAGTATCGCCAATCGTGTTACCAGAACGATGAAACGCTTCATTTAAACTTTGACCATCTATCGGCTTATTAATTTCAACTATTGTTGTCCTTTTCATTGCAGGAGCAGCTGCTTCCAATTTAAGGTAAGCCATTTCAGCTCTTTTCAAAAGTGTCTTGCCTGCAGCAAACATTTTTTCAGTTTTATTACTGTTTTTTAACTTACCCATAGTCCAACCAAACGGAGATTTTACCCAATTTGAAACTTTATCTACCATTCCACTTACCTGTGCATTTGATATTGTGTCCATGCCTTTAGCACTAGCGTGATCGCTAATAGGGTGAAAGAAAGTTGGGTTTGATTCCATTGCTTCATCACTATAAGGAGCTAATTTATCCAAAGATTCTTTTTTTGCTTTTTGTTCTATTTCGTATGCTAATTTCCTTTCTGCCGTAGATATAATTTTTTTACCTTTAAACCCTGCCTTAAACGCAGTTACAATTTTAGGTATTTTTGAGATTGCTCCAATTCCTGTATATGTCAAGGGATCAAATGCAATTTCTCCAATTATTCTTTTATGAAACGGCATATCAACTTCAAGGTAAGCTTCTCTTCTTGCTTTTAAATAATCAATAGGGTTACTTATAGTTTTTTGTCTTTCCAACCAAGACATTTCTGATTCCACTTTGGGGAGTCCAAGTATGTCTGCCGTTCTTCTTTCTAGTTCTGCTTCTTGTTCTTCTGATCTTAATCCAGATCCTAAGTTGGTTGCAGCCCCAACTTCACCAGCAATAGGAGCATATTTCATAACTGCTTCCAATGGACTAGGTATGCCTTCAACAGGGCCACCAGTAAGTCGATTCAGCCATTTTCGTTTTGCTCCACCTGTACGAGAAGGGTCTGGTGCTTCATATTCCCTGATTTTTGCTAATTGTTCTAAGGAAGGAGGTCTTTCAGCTTCACGTGCCATTCCTCTTTGAGCTGCATCTCTAGCGAGTTTATTTGCTCTTTGACGTTTTAAAAAAGCATTCCATTGTGATTGATTCATTCCACCAGGCAAATCACCACCAGGTAAATTACCACCAGGAAGTTGTGGTGGCCTTGGAATCCTTGGACCTGTAGTCATACCTTATCTCCTTATTGGTGCTGATCGTAACCTAGATTGACCTACTTGTAACCCTAATGGAGTGTTTGCCATAATTTCCTGTTCTATTGCACTAGGACTTTTTCCCAAAGCTGCTCCAGAACCAATTAAAAATTGTCTTTGTTCGTCTGTCATTCCTGCAATATCTGCTCCTGTTTCCTTACCAGTATATCGGTCATATCCTAATGGAATATCGTTTCTTCCTCCTGTTGGTGGACCAAATCCTGCTCCTGTTACAGTTCCTGGATCACCTACGCCTGTTGTTTCTGTTGTAACAGCTTCTTGCTGACCATTTGCTCCCATTACAGGATCTATTGGAATATTAATTGGTTGAACAGTAGGCAATGATGGTTGAAATGCCATGTTTCTCATTTGTGCAGGTAGATTCGGTTGAAACTGAGTCATTGCTGCAAGTCTTGCAGGATCTCCGTATATATCACCTAATTGTCCAAACATAGCTAATTGTCTTTGAGATGCAACTTGTTGTCGTTGTGCTTCAAGTTGAGCCAATAAATTCTGCCTTTGAGTTTCTGCTTCATATCTTTGAACCTGTTGTTGTTGCTGAAGTTCTGCAATTCTTTGTTCTGGAGATAATCCACCTCTAGCTTCTGCAAGTCTGAACTCTGCTACTTGAGTTGGGCTTAAATCTTCAATGCCTTCAATGCCACCACCTATTAATCCTCCTGTAGCCCTGATTAATTCTTCCTGTCTTCTCTGTTGTGCCAAAGGCTCAAATAATTCACCTTCTCTTTGAACAAGTCCACCTGTAGCCTGAATAAGTCTAGTATCTCTTTCCAGTTGTTCAAGTTGAGTTGGAGTCAATCCTCCTGCTACACCACCCAATCCACCTGTAGCATTTATTTGTGCAGTAATTAATTCATTAGCAGTTCCTTGAAAATCAGTAAGTGCTTTTAATCTTGTAGCGTAAATTTGAACAGCAGATTCTATTGCAGGATTTACAACTCTTGTTGTGACTATTACTTTTTTTGTAATAGGCAACCCAGTTTTTTGATCCATGCCAAAAGTTTGTAATTTTTCTTGGTCAACATCTACAAATAAATTATCTTCACTTAATAGTTCAACTGGAAACCCTGGTAATAGTGCCATAGGGTCTAATCCAGCAATTTCATCTCTTACTGGTATTCCTATTTCATCAAAAAACTCTGCTAAAGTTCCAGCATTATATGATGGTTTTACATCTACAACATTTCCTTCTGTTTGATTTAAGAACGGATCACCTAGTCCACCTGGACTTACATCCTCTTCAGGTATTATTACATCCTCTTCAGGTATTATTACATCATCTTCAGGATCAACTTCATCTACCACATCATCTTCAGGATCAACTTCGTCAGGTTTAAGGTTTGACCACATAGATTTAGGACCTTGTTCTTGAAAAAAATTATCTTGTGCTAATTTCTTTTTGCCAAAATCATCAACTCCATAAATCTTATCAACTTCATCATAAGGAATAAATCTAACCACAGATGATCCCTGCAAGTTGCCTTCTCTTACTTCAAAAAACATTCCTTTTTCAAATCTAGTATCATCTATCAACCCACCTGTTTCAGTATCCAACATATTTACTAACGCAGGATCTGCTGCTGGATCACCTCTTAATGCTTCATCAAATACTTTAGGGTGTAAAGGTCTTAAAAATATTGGTCTTCCTTTAGCCGATCCTAAATGTTGTCTTGTTAAAAATCCTTGTGCAAAACTTCTTTCATCTCCACTAAAGCTATATCCTGGATCTCTGCCTGTAACAAAAGGATCATCTTCTCCACCTGGTCCTAGGTCTGGCTCTACACGCATAGGCCTTGATTCTCCACCTGGTGTGGCTGCTCCGTAATTAACAGGGTCACCTTGATAATCACCTATTGGAGAAACAGATTGTACTGTATTTTGTGTTGCATAAGGATCATTTGCAAGTAATTCTCTTTCCCAATCTTGTATTTGATTGTTCATCACAGGTGGGACATTCATCATTTGTTGATTGTCCATCACAGGAGGAATTGTTGTAGGAGGAACATTATCAAAACCCATTCCTGGATAATAAAAAGGTGCTGGTTGATTACTTAAAGGTTCACCAGGAAAACGTGCAGGAGCTCTAGTATCAAATCCTTCAGGCGTTGCCATACCACCTGTATACATTCCTGTAGCAGTAATAGGGTTGCCTTGCTGGTCATAATTTACTGTTCCTGGTGTTCCTTGCAGGTTTACTTGAGGAGTTTGAAATAATCTTTGTCCTCTTTGTTGTGCTATTTGTTGAGCAAGACGATTTGCTGCATCTACAGTATTTGCGTTTACTTGTTGCCTGTAAACTCTTCCGTCACTTCCTATAGTTGAAAAATAATATATTGCCATGATTACATCCCCATTTGGTTAAATGTTTGTTGTTGGTCTATTGGAGTTACTATTCTCCTTGTTTTCTTTTTTTCTTTTACAGGTTGTGGTTTTGCCACATCTTTAAAGCTGATTTCAGTTTGCTCAAAGAATTTCGTTACCATTGTATCGAACTCACTAAATGCTATATCTATGTTTGAATTTTGTTTTGCCATTATCCTAATCCTGGTGGAAGATCACTTGTAGGAACTCTTCTGTTACCAGTTCTTTGTCCTGCTATTTGTCTTCCGACTAATTCCTGTTCCCTTAAACCTCCTGGTATTACAGGTCTTGTGCTTGTTTCAACTCTTCCCCTTTCTGTTGCTGGGGATCTTGCTGGTTGATTTACGCTTGAGAAGTTTCCTGGGTTTGGAAGTTGTGTTTCTCCTTGTGTTGCGAGTATATTTTGTGCAATCTGTTGTGCTTCCTGACCACTTGCAGCCCCTGTAGCTTCAACTATCTGTTCAAGTAAAGGAACTCTTCTTGCTGCTTCACCTTGCAGTACCTGTTGAACCTGTTCACTTTGCAGGAATGCTTCTGCTAGTAATTTTGATCTTACTTCCAGTGCGTTGGACACACCTGCTTTTCTTAATGCAGTATCATGATCAACAAACTTAGTTCTCCATAAGTTATTCCACAGGTTAAGTTTTCTTTCCTGTTCTTCAGGGGAAGTTGGGGTAAGTTGAACCATGTTGATTGTATGACCTCTGATATCGTTTGGTCTTATTACTGCATCGAGTGGACCTGTTTCAGTCTTACCGAATACAGTCACCTTATCACGAATCACGTTTTCAACAATGTGTAAAATGATCGAGTTCCTGTCCTGTAGCCCTCTTTGTGCAGCTTCAACGTATGCACCAAAGTTAAGTGCTGCAATTCCTGCTAATACTGCTGTGTGATATCCACTTGCTGCACCAGTAGGTCTTTCTCCTCTTGATACGGCAGGAGCAGTGTTTGCTTCTATTGCCTGACTCATCATCTGTTGTGCAATTTGAATTGATGCAGGTGGATCTGGAGTTTCTGCCTTTTCTACACTTACATTCTGTGGAAGGAAGTTTTTAGAACCAGGTGATTCTTCGTATTGATCCATAACCTGTTCAGTGATTCCAGGAGGTCCTCTGAAATCTCTAGTTGGCCAAGCTGCATTTCCCACAATATCAAGATACTGTGATGCAAGTCTTGACTCTGCACGTAACATATCAAAATTTCCGTGCAGAATACCTCTGTATAGATGCTCTGGGTTAGACCCATCTGTCATAAGTCCTGTGTGTGGCCAATACATTGTAAAGGGCAAAGTTTTGTAGCCATGTCGCCTTGGCTCCATTGCCCACTTACCATCAGCCATGTAACAGACTTGTGAGTGTGTCCAGGTTTCCACAAATTCTACTTTTCCGTTTACAGGTCCTTCCCATTTTGGAAAGTGTGCTGCAACCCATGAAGCATCAATTTCATAAAAATACATAACCCATCTAGGGTTTTGGATGTTGTTGATATCCCAAACCATCATTTTGGGGTTAACGCAGGTTGAAGTGATTGGCCAGTTTATATTCCTGTTCTCCAATACTTCTTCCAGTTTTTCCTTGTAGCCGTTCATTTCTTCATTTTCAGCAGGAGGTTCTGGAAAATCTTCCCATCTGTTTGCTGCAAACTCAGTTTTTTCAAATGCAACTCCATAAAGAGCCATGTGTTTAGCTGTTTCTCTGCGAGTAGGGGAGAATTGTTCGAGCATATGATTCGCACCACGTAAAAACTTTTCTAATGTTTCTGCTCTTGCCTGACCTCTTGGTCCTGGTGGTGGTACTGATATATCTAAAAATTGTGGAGTAACGTGTGCAACAAGAGTGTTTATTGTTGAGTGTCCTGTTCCAAGACGTAAAAGCGATCCAGTTTCTGGAACTGAAAAATCAAATTCGCTTAAATAAAATTCTTCTGCTTCTTCGCAGTTTTTGTAAAAAGCATCGAAAGCTCTTTTCTGTTCACTTAAAGTAGAACGTACCCAGTCTTCAGATAATAATGGTTCATCTAAAGGATTAGCACCTTCTCTTTGAATCTCCTCTTCAGGATCTACTTCTGTGTTCGAGTGCATCGAACTCTTGTAAGACATTGCCATTTACGACTAATTCCCCTTTTTTCTCAAGTTGCTCAAGATCTTTATCTCTCCTCATCTCTCTCCACTTCAGGATCCTTTTACCCCTTGGCTTGTAGTTTTCATTCATGGGTTTTATCCCTGAAAACGACTTAGGCATTGTGAAACCTTCTTCGTTATCCGTTGCAGGATCACAAGCCATTAGTGCCAGGCATTCAGCATCCACCCAGTCATCATGTCCTCCTGACACAGAATAAAACTGATGACCCCTGTTTGCCGTTTCCCTATGAGCAATGTCTTCCAGTTGACTTATTAGTTTAGACCAATTTTCAGGAAATGCAACAGTTTCTTTTTCTAAAGATAGGGCATAATCAAGAAATAGTTGGTACTTTTTACCAGGTGTAAAGTTATATCCAATCACAGGAATAGACTGTTCCATTAACTCTCTGTACAGAACATCTTCTCCCATCTTTCCACCCAGACCTGTGGAGTCCATGTATATTTCCTGTATGTTCCATTTTTCTGCTTCACGTTTAATTGTTTCAACCTGTAAAGACCAGTCTGACTTAATTAACTCTACTGCATGAACCGAGTGTCGTGACTGTCTGTCCTTTACGATAAATAGGGTAGGGTCGTTAGTTCTTCCCAAGTCAAGACCAGCTACATAAGCTCTATTGTCTACAGGTCGCATAAGTTCGACTGCACCTTTTGAATATGCACCTACAATGTTTCTGAAGAAGTTTCCTGCACCTTCTGGCTGGTTTGCCATATAAAATCTTTCCCAGATACTTTCTGTCAGTGCTGCTTTTTCTTCGTGTATTTCCTGTTTATCTTCTTCTGTTAAATGTGGATTATCAAATGTTGATGCGTGAAAATACTCACGTCTGTTTGATTTTTTAGTCTTTGCTATCTTACAGTTTCTTGCATACCAATGCTGACTTGATTCAGGTGGCACACCTTCAACTATAGCTCTCCCTAATCTACCTGGTGAGTTAAGCGTAGGTCTTACCTTATTCCATGCTGTTTCCTTTATATCCTGTGCTTCTGCCATGTGTAAAAAATCAAGACCAACAGTCTGTAATCCCTCTGGATTGTCTGCTGATTTCAGTTCCCAGAATACCGATTTTCGCCATCTATTAGGCAACCAGTTACCTTTTTCGTCTTTAAGGTCAAGCCATACATGAAGATCATCTTGTTTAAATCCACCACCTCTGCCACCAGCCTGTGATGTTCTTCTTGTTTTCCTGACTAAGTGTTGTGGAATAAAAGCCTGCATTTCATTCCATACCTGTAGCATTTGTGATCTTGTTGGAGCAACTGTCCATATATGTATTGGTGGAACAAGTCCTGCCTGTTCAGCAGTCATTTTCCTTTTATTATTTGCAAATTGAACAGGAGTGATTGATGCAATTCTTATCTGTCTAAGAGCTTCCTGTAATGCTCCTCTAGTCTTTCCTGCACGTCTTCCAGCCTGTACAAACTTAATCTTTGCATTGGATACGTGCATTTTTTCCTGCCATGGATATGGCTCATACTTCATCATAACTAAAACTCTGGTAA